GTAGCCATTATCTTACTGAATCTTTTTCTAGTAATAGTTCTCTATTTTTTAGATGTTCTTCTGCAATATCATCTTTTGATTGTCCATGATATGCAACTGCATGATGCTCATCAATCATCTTTTGATTTATATTATGTTCGCCTGCATACCATAACTCACCAAGTATTCTACCAAACTTACCTTTTGCATCATATGTCTTTGTTCTTAGAGTAACATCACCTGCTGTTACCCATTTAGTGAGAAAAGCTTTAGCTTTTAATCCGAATACTTTTTCTGTAGCATCACTTGTTCTTGACTCTGGTGTATCTATACCATGTAGTCGTACTCTTTCTTTGTGAATCCATACACCAAAGCCTAAATCGATATCAACATCTACTGTATCACCATCAATTACTTTTACAACTTTAACACTATATTCATACATCATCATTCCTTCCAGATATCATTTTTTGTAATTCAGCAGTACTACCAACAAATAAAGCATTTGTTACGTTTTGTGGTTGTTCATCTTTATCTTCACGCTTTAAGTCTTTTACTTTTTTCTGTATGTCAAGCAAGTCTTTGTTAGCATCTACAAGTGTTTTAGTAAGTTGTGCTACAACTTCAAATGCTCTAGGGTGTTCACTCGCTTTTGCTAAGTCAAGTAAACTATCTAGTGCATCAGTACCTTTTTCAATAACACCATATAAGTTTTCTCTTGCATACTTATAGTCGTTATCTACATCTTGCGGTACGTCTGTTTGTTTCTTTTCTTTATCTACTTCCACCAAATCTGTCCCCACTTCGAAAACTTTATTCAGTCCTTCAGTCACATTATTTTTCATCAGTTAAAAAAATCTTCCCTGTCAAAAGCAAAACCATAATTAGTATTTGCACTTATTTGTGTAATTGGTATACTTGCTGAACTGTTTGCTGTAGGTTGTCCGTTTGCAAGTAAACCAGGTGTTAATGTAGTAGTCTGCAACTTAGTGTCATTTGTACTTATGATTATGTTACCAGTGGCTGTATTTGCCTGTGGATTAAATGTATTGACAAGAGTTCTACGTATAACACCTTTATTTGTAATAGGTCCAAATAGATAACCTTTTATCTTAAAAGTGAATGTATATATGATAGCCCGTCTTTCTTCGAAAGAACCGTCATAACTATCTTCTATTGTCATGCCATTTAATATTGTTGGTACGTCTACGTATGTATCTAACTCTGGTACAATCTTTACACTGTTTGTCCATTCAGGACGAAAGTATGGTAATATTTGTTCTACTACTTGTACAGCATCTTCTTGATTTGCAAACATACCATAAAGAGACATATCTAAATCATACGGCGCTGGTGTAAAAGTTTGTCTTAGTGAGTTATTACCACCACCTTTACCTAGTTGCTTATGTGTTCTGTTTAATACTCTTTCTGGCGCATAATTCATAGATACTAATTCAAATGATAATCTAGGTAGAACCATCGCAATTTCTCTTCTACCATCTGGATCTGTTCTAAGTTTTGCTAGAAACTTTTCTCTAGGTCCATACGCAATCGGTACACGTATCTGTTGTATATTATCACCAGCACTATTGAAACGTATTACATCAATGTCATTGAACATATTACCGAACATGATAATATATTTTCTTATAGAACTATGATAGTGAAATTGTCCAAACATTACCAATCAGTCCCTTCGCTAAATGGATTCAGTTCTGAGAAATCTAAAAATCCTGTTTTACTAGTTTCAAAGAAAGTATTATTAGCTGTTGAATTTTCATGAGTAGTATTTGCTGTAGTTTGTAGTAATAGTCCACTTCCATCTTCAAGTCTAATACCACCAACAAAAGTTTCTACTGAAAAAGTTACGCTAGGCACAAACGCTGTGCCAGTGACATTCATATAACCTCTTCCAGCTTGTGTAATTGTTACACCTGTTACAGATGTTCCTGTTCTTACTGCTGTACCTGTAGCTGTAATAGAATCGGGTGGATTACCTATCGTGACTGATGGTGAATTTTCATAATATTTACCACCATCTGTTATTGTTATACTGCCAATATTACCCTTTGCATTAGGTACAGCAATACCTGTGGCGGCAAAATGTATAGCATTATTGGGCGCACCTATTGTAACAGTCGGTGCAGAAGTATATCCTGAACCAGCACTTTGTATTGCAATACCTATAAGTGAATTATTACCTATTGATGAAGTAAGAACTGCATCATCACCAGTGGGTGATGCAGACACCGTAACAGGAGGTGCAGTTGTATAAAAACCTCCAGCTTGTGTGACTGTAACAGCGTTGACGGCACCACTGTTTATCGTAGCTGTAGCTAACGCATTTACTCGTTGTGTTGTTTCAGGATTACTAAATGTAACAGGTACATTGGCAATATAACCTGAACCTTGTAAACTTGAATTAACTGTAGCTCCTGTGACAGCTCCACCAGATATTGTAGAAGTTGCTATAGCCACTTGGGCGGCAGGTGGTGAACCAAATGCAACTGTAGGATTAGCTTCATAATCACCAGGATTGTTAATATTAACACTTGATACAGAATCATTAGACATAACAGAAGTACCCAATGCACGTTCTTTAGATGCTTCAAGAAGTATTTGAAAGTTAAGAACATTAACAGTATGTCTGGCGGCCAAGTCATCAATCGCTTTGACACCTGTATCAATTCTCTCATGACTGAACTCAAATAGTTCACAGCGTAAGTCATACATCTGTAGCTGTCCCATCTGATAAAAGATAGGTTGCTTGTCTACATATTTTATCTCATACATTTGTCCTGTGAGAGGAAAGAATATCAAATCACCTTCTACAGGACGATTTACTCTTTCACCTTGTTCATCTATCTTTCTATCTTCTATAGATATTTCTTCGTCCCATCTTCTCTGTGCTATAGAAAATGTTATTTGATCTCGTACTTCTACATTAAATCTTGAAAGAAACTCACCTTCACCATCAAATCCTTCTACATTTTTTACATACATCTCTAGTGGTAATGCATTATCAAATTTAGATAATACATCTTCACCAAACAAATCGTCTTCTTTTACGATTGTTCTAGGTATGTAAAAGTTATCGTAACCATATATCTTTATAGATTCAATAACCAAATCTTCTATTAAATTTTGCTGTCCTGAGTGAGCAAAATTATCAAAATAAAAATTCGTTGGCATTTTATTACCCAATCATATCCATGACAGGCATGGAAAACTTTGATATTATTTCTTCTTCTAATCTTTTTATTTCTTCTTCAGCTTCACCCCAAATAGTTTGTCCGTTAAACTGTACACCACCGGGTAGTTGCATACCCTCAAACTTCTTGAGATTTTCTCCCCACTGTCTTTTAATTAATTGAGTTGTATACTGTCTCAGCCACCAATCGCCCCACACTGAGGTGTGTACATCTGGATCTAGTACTCTATAACACTCTATTATTATGAACTCACCTACAGTTGTTCGTAACTTCCAGTCCATATCTATGTGTAATTTATCTGTATGTCTACTGAATCTTAGTCCTTGTTTACCTACAAATATCTCTTGCATCAATGCTATATTTTCCATACTAGAAACATAACCAGCAAAAGATGACTTACTCCAATCAAAGACTTCATTGAGTGTCAACTGATATCTTAGATTAAATAAATTATTAGCGTTAAGTCCAGTGCCTATAGGAAATATGTTTATAATACCACTCACATTAGCTGGTACTGTAATATACCTATTTGTTCTATCTGTTTCTGTTATTTGATGTTTGAGATAATCTCGTTCAGTACCATCATAATGATAGTCTCTGTAGTATGCAAGTGCATCATCTATTCTATCATCTACCTGATCATCGTCAACATTTACCTCAACTACAGGATGTCCTAGCCTTCTAAGACAATAATCTTTTAGTGTCGCTTTTGAATTAGGGGTTGACATAACTACTTCCTTATGCTAATTATGTCACTATTTATAATACTTCCTACATTAGTTCGCTGATTGATATGTGTTGAATAATGTGTTTGTTGAAGTAAGACTATTTAAATCTTTTAAATGTCCATAAGTACCATTTGCTATAGCAGTGGT